AGCGTATATCACGGACTTCACAAATATCGCTTCAATCACAAAGAACACAGGTGATACAATCACACAAATTTCTGGTTCAGGAACGTTCTATGAATTTCAATTAATTCGCACGTCGTCGCAGTATAGCGAGACGGTAAATGCGTCACTTGAAAATGGCACCGTTTTTTATACCCAGGAGTTAGTAACATACTTTGCGAAGTTATCCCAAGATAAAAGAAACATCTTAAAAACATTAGCTCAATCACCTCGTCTTGCGGTGGTTATAGTTGATAATAACGGTGATTCATTTTATTGCGGAGAAACGTATGGCATGTTCGTGAGTGCGGGCACATCGCAGACGGGCAAAGCCTTGGGCGATGCTAATGGCTACAATATCACGCTACAGGCGCTGGAACCTAACCCTATGAATCAATTGGGCGGAACTTTAAGTTCAGTTGCAGCAGGTATCACGGTTCAATAATCTATTTCAAATTAACATGGGGGAACATTACGTTCCCCCAATGTTATATTTATTACTATGATATTACTTAAAACAAATCAGGTGAATACGATGGTTGTAACTGTTTCACAGAACGCAACAATTCCAAATCCTGAATGGTTATTTTCTTTTACTCATATCTTTTCAAAACAACAAGTAAGATTTATTCCAACGGATATCTCATCACATAAAGTGAGATACGATGAATTTATTTTTACAGAAGGACAAGGTGTGGGTCAAATTCCTTTTGCGTATGAAGGCCAGTATACCTACGGAATTTATCAGAACGGAGTAGGTAATTATGGTAATCTTAATCCAGCCTTATCACAGGGATTGATTGAAACAGGAACAGCATTATTGGTAGCACAATCTGCAACCACAACCAATGATTATTTTGTTGAGTATATCTCTAATGATGAATTCAATTCAAACTATATTTTCGCACCTAATGAATTAAATCCACCACCACCATCTCCAACTGCAACATCTACACAAACACCTACTCCAACACAGACACCTACCAATACACCGACTAATACATCAACATCTACACAGACTCCTACACCAAGTATTACTGCGTCTAATACGTCTACACCAACACCTACACAAACACCAAGTAAAACCCCTACACAGACTCCAACACAGACTCCTACGAACACATCTACAAATACACAAACACCAACTAATACGCCTACTCAAACTCAAACCCCTACACAGACTAAAACACCTACACAAACTCCTACTACAACAACTACGTTAACTGCTACTCCAACTCAAACTGCGTCTAATACTCCGACACCAACTAATACAAAAACACCTACACAAACCCCTACTCCAAGTATTACAGCCAGTCAAACTCAAACCCCAACTCCGTCAATAACTGCAAGCCAAACACAAACTCAAACCCCAACTCCGTCAATAACTGCAAGCCAAACACAAACTCCTACACAGACCCAAACTCCTACTAATACCGCATCACAAACGAATACTCCAACTAATACTCAAACTCCTACACAAACAGGAACTCTTACTCCTACTCCTACTCCTACGTCAACTCCTCTAACAATTGTTTCCTTTACTGGGTCAACAACTTGGGTAGCACCAACAGGAATTACTTCTGTTATCGTTGAAGCTTGGGGAGGGGGTGGTGGCTCAGGAGGAGCTAGAGGAAATAAAGCATCAGCAACAGGAGGTGGAGCAGGAGGAGCATACGCAAAGAAAACTTTAACAGTAGTTCCAGGAACAAGTTATACAATAAACGTTGGATTAGGTGGAACAGGAGGACTTTCAAATCCAACTGCAACAAGTGGTGCAACAGGCGGTGCTTCTTGGTTTTCAGCAACTACCGTAGTATTTGCTCAAGGAGGGACTGGTTCATTACCTGTTAGTGCTAATGGTCAATTAGGTGCTGGAGCAATTGCTACATCAGCATCCTCAATTGGTGATTTAGTTTATAAAGGAGGTAATGGTGGAACTCCAACAGGTAATGGTTCTTCAACATCAACATCAGGTGGTGGTGGTGGAGGAGCTGGTTCATCAACAAATGGTAATAACGGTGCAGCACCAACAGCAGGAACAGGAGGAACAGGAAATCTTGAAGGAGGTAATGGAGGAACTGGTGTTATAGATGGCGGAACTGGAGGAACTGGCAATACAACAGGTGGAGGTGGAGCTGGTTCGGTAGCTGGCACTGCTAATAATGCAAATGGAGCTCCAGGTGCGAGAGGAGCAATTAGATTAACTTATTAATATAGAAGAAACACATATTAGTATAACGAGTAAGACTATGATTGAAAGGAAAAAAACTTATATTTAATAATATGGAAGAACAAAAAAATAATATATTCGTTCATGAGTTTCAAGTTGCTCGTGTTCCAATCATTGAAGAACAGACAGGACTGAATCATAGAACACCATGGGTGTTTTGGGGTATAGCAAATCTCGCACCACAGGAATTAATTCGTTTATATCAATCATCACCAACACACGGAACTTGTGTTCGTTCAAAACATCTTGGAGTTCGTGGTGAAGATTTAATTATTAAAGGTGGTGACAATGGAAGACTTCAAATGGCAAACTCACTTGGAGACTCAATTTATGATATTTGGAATAAGGCATGTCTTGACTTCATTTTGTACGGGCAATTCGCACTCAATATAGTGTGGCGTCGCGACCGCGACCAAGGGTTTGAAATTTATCCGATGGATACATCAAAGTTACGTGCAGAGAGAAGTGACATCAATGACCATGTAAACAATTATTATTATTGTTCAGAGTGGGCACTCTATCGTAAATTTCCACCAAGAAAATTACCATCATTTAATGTAATATCAGATGAACCTTCGCAGGTCTTCATGTACGTACCTCACACGCCAGGTCAGGAGTATTATTCAATGCCTTCATACTGGAATTCTGCTACAGCTATTGCGACCGAGGTAGAGGTCTATAATTGGTGGCATTCAAACATAATTAACGGCCTTAATCCCAGCCTTTTTGTCAGCCTAAATTCTGGTGTGCCAGCACCCGAAGAGCGTCAACAGATATTTGAAACCTTATCTGCCAAGTATTCAAGTTCCAATAATCCAGGCAAGCTCATGCTAACCTTCGCGAACAGCAAAGAGGAAGCACCCGAGATTACAACCATTCAACCGAATGGCAGCGATAAGATGTGGATTGAAATGAATTCTGCTGTTCAGCAAGCTATCTTATCATCACATCAAATCAACCCCGAGTTAATTGGTATTATGACACCTGGTTCTTTGGGCACGAGTGACTTCCTTGAAAAGCAAGACCACTTTGACCACTTGGTCGTGGCGCCTGTCGTTAATGAATTAAAAAAAGTATTTGAAAAATTATTAACTCTTCGTGATAAAGTTCCAACTGAATTGGAAGTTGTTCCATTTAGAATGGTTACAATCCCTGATGCAGCACCTGTTGAAACAGTGAACGTAAATAAAGATGTTACAGATAAAACAAAAGAAACAATAATATAAAATGAGTCAAGCAATCGTACCTCAAAATGTACTGATGATATCGGAGAACGTTTTAAAATCGTTCAGCGACATAGACCCCAACGTTACAAGTTCAGTGCTATTACCATTCGTATCATTAAGTCAACAACTTACGCTGGAATATATCATCGGCAGGCCTTATTACGTTCAATTATTACAACAAATTGTTGATGGTTCTATCAGTGCTGATACGACAAACTATAATTTCTTAAACTACTTTTGTAAGCCGTTACTTATATGGGATTCATACAAATTGGCATTGCCAAGTATATGGATGAGAATACGTAATAATGGAATTGTTAATCAAGAAAATTCTGTTAGTGTTAAAGAAATGGAATGGCAACAAGCGAGAGCTGATTCCACATCTCAATTTTTCCAAGAAAGAATGAGACAAGAAATTATTTTTAATTCACAGTTCTATCCTTTATGTTTCAATTATACGAGCAGCCAAGGACTCTTCCCGCATTTGACAAAGAATTACAATATGAATATTCATTTACCAAATGGTCATGGAGATAACGGTGCAATGTATGCAGGTTGGGCTCGTAGTGGCATCGGTTATTACGCAGGCCCTGAATATGCGTGTGTAACAGGAGGATGTTGGTAATGAGTAACGAATTATTATTATTGATATCAAATGTGATGACTGCGACTGCATCTTTTTTTGTTGGTCGTAGAAAGATGAACGCAGAAAGTGACAACCAAATACTTCGTAATTTGGAATTATCAATTAACATTTATGCTGAGTTGGTAAAAAATCTAAAAGAAGAAATTGAGTCATTGAATATTAAAATCCAACAATTGGAAACAAAGATGGATGACTTGTATAGAGAAAACAAAGAGTTGAAATACGGTAAATCAATTTAATTATGAAAGAAGAAATAATATTACATTTTGTTCACTGTCAAGCACAGATTAGATTCAACCATTGGCAAACAATGGGAGACGCAATCCATCGTGCATTAGGTGAGTTGTACGGACAACTTGATGAACATATTGACGAGTTCGTAGAAACGATGATAGGCAAGCCTGAATATGGTAGACCTGAATTTGGTGAGACATTCTCAATTGAGTTTGACAATCCGAAGACATTGGACATCAAAGTTTATTTATCTCAATTCAAAGATTTTTTATATCAACTTACACAAGTTTTAGACCCAATCAAAGACACAGACTTATTAAATATGAGAGATGAAATTTTAGGCCACGTGAATCACACATTATATCTTTTAACCCTCCAATATTAATATGCCAATTCCAACACCAGAAAAAGGCGAGAAGACTGATGAGTTTTTATCTCGCTGTATTAAAAAATTATCTAACGAGTATACAAGAGAACAGGCATACGCCATTTGTCAAAAAAAAATTGAGAACAGAACTATGTCCGAAGAAATATTTGTATTAAGGCCAAAAAAATCTGAATCGCGTGGCACCTATTTAACACGTTGTTCACAACATCCAAAGATGAAAGGACAGTTTCCTGGAATGAAGGATAGGATGAACGAGTGCTTGCACGGTTTTAACAGTTATTACAAGTATTGGAGTCGTCTTGAAGAGTTTGGTTCGGAAGACCATCCTGACGTGAAATTTGAGGGTTGTATGTCCAAATACAAGGCATCAGGAAAAGATTACAAAGAAGCATATACAATGTGTATGTCAGAATTGATTGTTGAACCTGTTGCGATGGAGAATATGGAATCCAACATTGAAGCGTGTGCTCAGAAAAGAATGAGGAACGAAGGTATAAGTCACGAACAAGCAATCAAAGAATGTAGTGCATCCGTTGTAGTTGAACCATCAGGTGGTAGTAATCCACAAGTTATCGGAGCACCTGTATCAGTTTCAATGGCTGAAGGTTGTCCTCCATCTACACTTGATATTCCATTGAATATTGAAAACAGACAAAAGTGTATTGACCAAGCGAACTATGGCCCATTAGACCCAAATCTTCCAAACGAAGATTATTGGAAAAAAAAAGCAAATCAATTTAACACCACCCCTGATGAAGCAAAGAAAGCTCTCTGTGGGAATTGTTCCTTTTTCATTCAAACAAAAGAAATTTTAGATTGTATCGCACAAGGATTGGGTGATGTGGGTAATGACCCATTTGATTCAATCAACGCAGGTGACCTCGGATATTGTGAAGCGTATGATTTCAAATGTGCTGCAAGTCGTACCTGTGATGCATGGGTGGTAGGTGGCCCAATAACGAATTAATATTTACCAAGATACTATTAAGTGTATATTTAATAGTGGGACAGGTTGGTTTTTAGCAGGTTTATGCACCCATTATTATCCCATCTATTATTTTTTACCACCTGTCCCCATTTTATTTAGTTAAAAGTTTGACCTAAAAAATCAAACTTTTTTTTTGTAACTATTGACATCGTAAGTAGGTTAAGGTATATTTATAAAAAAGAAAATACTATGGGACAAATTAAACAATTATTAGACAACATCTTTGAGTTAGAATTAGAGGAATCACAATATCCTGATGATTTAGAAATGGATTATCAAATTTGGTTATTACAAAAGGAACAAGAAAAACTCGCGTACGAAGAGTTATTATCAGACATAAAATAAAAATTAAAATCATGGCACAAGACAATCAAAAAATTATCGTGACACAGTCACAATTAAAGTTTGTATTTGATTATACAAACAAATTAGGAGTTAATCTTAAATTAAAAGAAATCGTTGGAGTTACCAATGTATTAGTTGATTATTGTATCAATGGATACAGTAAAGAAATTGGTGATAGATTAGAATCAATTGACAAGTTTATATTAGATAAATTCAACGAACATGAATGAGAATAAATTAACACCCGAAGAGATTGATTCTACCATATCTCTCCTAAAAGATTTTTATGGGGAAACTGTAAATGTTGAAAATTACTACTTGAAAAAGAAATACGAAAAAGTGGATGAAACATTTAATTCTGATTTCCTGTTTTCTGATTTTAGTATATCACCAACAGATATGGATTTTGTGTTAGAAGAAATAACTGAAAAAGATTTTTCATATTATACCACCCATATTGCAACCTTCCCTATTGAGAGTCAAATTGGGAGACGAATGGTTATTGGTGTTAAGGAAACTAATACAAACAAGTATGTGGGGTTTATTAGACTGGCATCACCTGTCTCTTCAATTAAACCAAGAAATGATTTCTTCGGTGAAAGTCTTAAATTAGATAAGGTTAACAAACACATATACAACGGTCAAACAATCGTACCTGTCCAACCATTCGGATATAATTACTTGGGTGGTAAATTGTTAGCGTTAATATGTCAATCAAATGAAGTGAGAGAAATGTTTAATAAAAAATATAATACAAATATTTTATTGTTTGAAACCACATCACTTTATGGTAACAGTAAAAGTTCATCCATGTATGATGGACTGGAACCTTATATTGTAAATCTTGGTATGACACAATCACAAAATCTTTTATTTCCAACAAGTGATATTTATTTCACGATTAAAAACTTAATGAAAACACATTATGGTAAAGATGAGTATGGTGGGAACTTAACTAACCCAAAACAATCTTCACCTAAAAAAAGAGAGTTTGATAAAATTATTCAGATTATTAAATCACATCTTTCAGATGAG